TCAAGGTGCTGAGCTGATCCGCTCGATACATCACGGCGTCGATGTAATTGTCTTCGTAGACGTCCTGGAGGAACTCATCGCCGCCCGGATCGTTCCATGACCGGACTGGGCCGGGCGAGTACATGTGCTCCGTCAAGACCTCGATCAATTGACGCGCGATCCCGCTTGTACGATATGGCCTGATGATGTAGTCGAACGGCGTCTCGGCATCTCTCAAGAAGGCCGACATCCACTGTTTCGACCGATAGTACCAGAAGTCCTGAGCCATCGCCGCATCGGTTAGCCGCGCCGTTTGCGACGGGATGCCCTGCTCGACATCCTCCCGGATCTTCTCGATGTCAGGTTGGGCCACTTATCGCCCCGTCACTCGCTGGAGCAGGAGCCGGTATTCCTCCTGGTGGTCCTGCTGTTCGCGCTTCAACGCCGTCTGCAACTGCCGGACCTGCCAGGTGAGCTTATCGATTTCAACTTGCCTTGCCTTGTCCCGAGCGACGAGCGCGTTGTATTCGGCCTCGCCGACGATGATGGTTTCCGTAATTTCGAGGTCAGTGCTCATCGATGATGGGCCGCAGCTGCGTGGGGCTCCTTCTCCTTGGCCTCGGCCTTCTCGAGCTTCTCCTTAATCTTGTCGGGATTCTCGTCCGTGAAGTACACCCGCTCGATCGGGATGGCAAGCGTTGCGCCGTCCTTCTTGGCCGTGAGGATTGCCTGGGTAGAGATGCTTCCAGTGCCGAGGGGAATGGCCTCGAATTGGTATGCCTCGCCGTTCTCCCAATCCTGCTCGGCAGTAGTCCGCTTGAACCAACATTTGATGGCTTGCATCAGCGTCCCTTTCCTTTCGGGGGCTTGCCCGTCTTCAGCGCCAGGCCGGTGGCTTTCTGGCAGATCGCCGCGGCTGACGCGGAGGGCTTGCCGGCTTTCTTGAGCTTCTGGTAGCACCGCTCGACTTTGGTTCCCTCGGGCACGATGGTCTCCTTTCAGTAGAACGATTGGATCAACGAGTCCGCGACATCAGGCGAGTGGCCGAGGATCACCGACCACTGCTCCTTTGGAAGCAGGCGCGTATGCTGGCCGACCAGCTCGTAAGTCAGCGGCTCGATCTCGGTGCGCAGCCGTCCCTGATAGGTGCCGGCCGCGAACGTGAACGGCAGGTTCCCCCGGAATGGCTCACGGATATCCGGGACGTGCGAGGGATCGAGCCGGTTCCGTAGTCGCCAGGCGCACTGCGTCCGGAGATTCGCGAACGCTCGATCGCTGGGACGGCCGCTGCCGGCATAAGGCCGGGCATTCTGCAGTCCGTATTTCACCAGATGATTCGGGAATAAGCCGCCGATCCCGAGCATATCAAACGTGATCCGCTCCGCTGGTATCGTCCACTTGGCCGCCATCTTGGCGATGATCGCCGCCGCCTCCGGCACACCGTACTGCGAACCATAATCGCACTCGAGCACGCCCCAGTCATCCCGGACCAGAATGCAGCTTGCATCGCGGCCGACTCCTTCGCCCAGGTCGCAGGCGATCCGCCTCGTGTCGTGGATCGGATGGCCGGGCGGAACGAGTTGCCGCTTCTGGCTGAATGCATAATCGAGCCAGGCGACCGGAATGAGCGTGTCCGCGGAGATTGAGGGAATTTCGGCCTCGACGTGGCTCTTGTACCAGAGGCTCGAGCGTCCGTATCGGCGAGCAGCCGCGTTGAGCCAGGTGCGGTCAGCAAGTCCGACGGGGCTCTTGTCCAGGTCAGCGTGCGGGCTCTCGGTGGACTTGATGCGAATCGCATTCACGGCTTGCGTGGCGGGAATTCCATCGGCCTTATCCCGTTCGGCGTGGCGGATGATATCAACGAAAACGCCATCGGCCCGGAGCGGATTGCCATTGATTGCAAGCCGGGCATAACCGAGGCTTTCAATCGCATCCCATATCTCTTGCTCGATGCCGGAGCCTTCGATCACGAGCACCAGTAGTTCCCCTGCGTGATGCCCGGAGGCTCGTTCGACGGACCTTGTGGAGAAGCCAAGCGCTTCCCAACCGGGTCCAAGAACGACTTGCTGTGGGCTCGCCTGAACGCTAGCGGTGATATGCGGATGGTAGGGCAGATTCGATCCGGCGACGGCTCGATGGATTTCCTTCCAGACGATGCTGCCAATTTGCTGCTGAGTTGGTCCAGTAACTCTGACGAGCGAGTCAGGACGAGTACAGAGCCACCAAAGAATAAGGCGCGCGAAAAGGAAATCTTTACCGACCATGTTGCCGGAGTAGGCGATGGTGGTTCGATAACGGGCCACGCTTCGAGCGATGCGAATCTGAGCATCCCAGAATCGCTTTCCATCGAGGAATCGATCGTTGAACAGGACCGGATCGTCGCGACACTCGACGATGAGGTCGGCCAGTTCATCAGTGGCCGTTCGTCTCGCCGCTGCTACCATTCGGAACCGTCGGTAGTTGAGTCGAGCGCGCCTTGATCTTGGCGACCAGCTCCTCGTGGCTCATGGTCGGCGTATCCTTGGCATCCTGGCCGAGGTAATTTCGGCCCAAATGGATCAGCATTGGATCGGACCGATCCTTGATTGCCCTTATGCTTTGCGCCCTGCGCAGGGACGTTTTCCAGGAACTCCGGGCCTGAGTGTATTCGGCTGCAAATCGCCTGCAGATCACCGAACCATCACAGCCGAGGACATCGGCAATTTCTTCTTGCGTGCAACCCATCGCAGCCATTTTGCGGACTTGCTCAGGGTCGATCTTGGCTTTTGGTCGCCCAGGCGGCCGGCCTGTTGGTTTGTATGTCATCAGGTAGTCGCCAATGGTACGCGATCAAGGGTAAAGCCCGGCTGATGGCTGGCCGGTTTGAAGATGATCACGGTCGGGACCGGATTGGTACGATCAATAATCGCTTGCCCGGCGAATGGGAGATTCGCTGCGATGGCGCGAGCGGCGGGCGATGGCGGCTCGTGAGTGACATCGGCGTCAGCCTCGACTTGATCCTCGTCTTCGGCATACGCTCGCAATTGCTGGGCGGTGTTCATTATTTCTGCTCAGTAAATACAGGGATGCCCGTCGTCGCATCATCCAATAGCGATCGCAGGAAGCTTTTGCCGCGCAGACAGCTCGGGAACTGGCCGTCGTTCGGCACGCGGCAGCGTTTGGCGCCAGGCTCGACTTCGCCACAATAAATGCCGGCTCCCTGTTCGATGGGGACGAGGAAGATCGGCTCTTTGGTCTTGGCTTTCACTTGCAGCAATGGAAGAGCCTGAAGCGACGATGAAATTTCAAGCCGCAGCCATAGCGGCCTCGAGCTGGCGCTGCACACGGAGCCGCGTAGAGCTGGACCGGCGGCGCGGCTGGAGCCAGCGAGATCGGAGGAGGTGATTGCGGAGTCGGCTGAGCCGGCGGCAGCGGCTTGGTTGGGAGCTGGGCTGGAAATGGCGGAGCCGGCCCTGGCGGCGGCGGATTCAACAAGGCGAGGGCCAGAAAGAGCGAGTGCATAGGATCTTCCTCCTCAGTCATGCGGCGACCCGGATCTCGGTCGCTTGCCAACTATCAGGATCGACCGCGGTGTACATGGTCACGGTTGCTGGAGTCGTGGTCTCATCGACGATGGCGGCCGGCCCGTTGGCGGCCAGGTCGTCGTGGAGGGCTTGGTTGGCCGCGGTAAGATTCGCTTGCGCTTGCTGGAGGGCCTGGCTTGCGCTCTTCATGGTTGCCTGGGCGGCATCGAAAGCGGTCTGAGCGTCGAGTGCGGCCTGGATGAGATCGTGGGTACTCATGGCGGGGGTTCCACTTGGCGCCATTGATGGTCAAGGTCAAGCGCGATATCGAACAGTTTGGCCGGGCCGCCGCCCCGCGGATCGGCGATTTCCTTGGCGCTGTAAACGCGAGAGCCAAGGGGTTGACTGTCCTTGAATAGGCTAAGGCGGATGTAGGTTGGGATCGAGTTCGCCGATAGTCCGGCTGGTCCTGGCGGCCCTGGCATTCCCTGCGGGCCTTGCAATCCTGGAGGACCCTGTGGTCCCGGTATGACCTCGGGTTGAACGTACTGCGGCGGTTGAACGTACTGCGGTATGGATTGAACGTACTGTGGCGATTGCCGCACGTACTGGTAGGAGTAGCAGGAATTGCCGCCGACTTGCGGGCTCGCAACGAATTGTTGCTGCGGGAGATAAGGCGGTTCGGCGAGGCCGTTGCCGCCCAGGTAGACGATATTCCGCTTGAACTTGGTCGTATTCCCCTTGTCCATGAAACGGTTCCCGCCCAGGAAATCCCGAATCAGTCCAGTTTCGCAGACGGGCCGAAGGAACTCGCGGACGGCGGA